AATAATACTCATTATGTACATGGAGGCACAAGTGCTGAAGATAGAGAGAAGGTTAGAGAACTTGTTAACAATTCAAATAATTCAATCATTATTGCATCATATGGTACTTTCTCTACTGGTATTAATATTCCTAATCTTAATAACATCGTGTTCGCAAGTCCAAGTAAAAGCAGAATACGTGTGCTCCAATCAATTGGCCGTGGGTTGCGTAAGTCCACAAGTAAAGATTCCGTTTTAATTTATGATATCTGCGATGATTTATCATATAAAGGAAAGAAGAATTACACACTATTACACTTTGAGGAAAGAATAAATATATACAACGAGGAAAGTTTTACATATAAAATAGATACGCTGTATTTATTGTAAAATAGATAAGGTAAACATATGTCACAACAAATAATAAAATTTAATTCAGGCGAAGAAGTAATATGTAACGTTGTTAAAGACGTTGGTGATTATATATCAATAGAAAATCCAATGAAAATGTTAACAATTCCTAGAGCAACTAAACGAGGTATTGTTGAGTCTTTAACATTATCAAGATGGTTGTATCCTTACACTGAACAAAAAATATGTAAAGTAAGAAAAGATTCAATTACAACTATCATGTCTGCATCTGAAGGTTTAAAAACTTTTTACTACAGACAACTTGAACAAGGCGAAAAACAAGAACTTAAAATTCACGATTGGGAAGCAAGAGATTATAATGAGTTGGGTGAAGACTTTGACGAAGAAGAAGTTAAAAAATACCTAGAGGCTTTAGAACCTTTAAAATCTGTTAAGAAAAAAATCCTACACTAAAAATATTTTTTTGTTGACTTTTATCCCATAAAGTGATAGATTATGACATGGCAAAAACCAAAAAAAATCCACAACATTATGTAGATAATAAAAAACTTTTAGAAGAAATGAAAAAGTTTAAAAAAATGTGTAAGGATGCAGAAGCAGTTGGCGATAATATGCCACCAGTACCAGATTACGTTGGTGAGTGTTTTTTAAAGATTGCGAATGGTTTATCGTTTAGACCTAACTTCATAAATTATACTTATCGAGATGAAATGATTTCAGACGGAATAGAAAATTGTTTACAATATGTTTACAATTTTGACCCTAATAAATCCAATAATCCTTTTGCGTATTTCACACAAATAATATACTTTGCATTCATAAGAAGAATACAAAAAGAGAAAAAACAAACACATATTAAACATAAGATAATTGAAAAAGAAGAATACCGCACACATGATGTTTTACCTATGGATTCAACAAACTATAGTATTCATGGATTTGATCCTACTATAATACTACCTGATGAACCTGTATATAAAACAAAAGAAAAAGAAAAATCACAGAGACCATCAGGCCTTGAGGAGTTTATGGACGATTAATGAAAGTTGCTATATTATGTGATTCGCACTTTGGTGCAAGAAATGATAATTCTTTTTTTCTAGAATATATGTTTCAGTTTTACGAGGGAGTTTTCTTTCCCTATTTACAACAACACAATATTAAAACAGTTATTCACTTAGGCGATCTAATGGATAGAAGAAAATACGTATCTATCAAAACTGCAAAAGAGTTTAGAGAAAGATTTATGTTGCCAATAAATCATATGAAGTTAGACTTTCATTGTCTTGTAGGTAATCATGATATTTTTTTTAAAAATACAAATGATGTAAATTCATTAAGAGAACTTATTGATGGTCGATCTGATAAAATAAAAATATATGAAGATCCAACTGATGTTAATATTGGTGGATTAGATATTTTATTCTTACCTTGGATTACACCACAAAATCAAATATACACTGAGGGTATGATTGACCAAACTACTGCAAGTATTGTTATGGGTCATTTAGAAATAAAAGGTTTTCAAATGAACAAAGGTATAGTAAGTGATCATGGTGTTGATAAAGGATTGTTCTCAAAGTTTCAAACAGTTTTTTCTGGTCACTATCATCACAAATCAGATGATGGTCAAATATATTATCTCGGTGCTCCTTATGAGATTTATTGGAATGATTATAATGATACAAAAGGATTTCATATATTTGATACTGAAACTTTAGAATTGACAAGAGTTTTAAACCCTTTTAGAATGCATGAAAAAATCTATTATGATGACACACAGACGGCATATGAAAATCATGATGTCGCACAATATAGTAACAAATTCGTAAAAGTTATTATTGTAAATAAAAAGGATTTATATCAGTTTGATAGATTCATGGAAAGACTAATGAAAGCAAATTGTCATGATGTAAAGGTAATCGAAGACTTTTCTGATTTATCTGCCGATACAGTGTCAGATGACATAGTTCAATACGCAGAGGATACAACAACATTAATAAACAAATACGTAGATGAGTTAGAAATAGAATTAGATAAAGATAGAATAAAAAGAATTATGCGAGGATTATATAACGAGGCCCAAGATTTAGAATTATGATAGATTCAATAAAAGCATTTTGGATTGATAGTTATCAGTCACATAAACTTGCGTTTTACTTTGAGATGATAAGTGCAATCGCAGTTATTAATGGTAGTATGATTTTAACTTATACAGTTTTAGATCCTAGACCAGATATATTTTTACCATTTTACTTTGTTGCTAGTACCACAGGGTTTGTCGGTGCATACTATAGAAAGTCTGCTTGGGTTATGGTGTTAACTTTTTGGTTTACAATAATGAATACTATTGGTCTTTGGAGATTGTTTTTATGATAAACTTTAATTGTGTTCGTTGGAAAAACTTTCTTTCAACAGGTAATACTTTTACTGAGATACCTTTAGATAAAAATGCCACCACACTTATTGTGGGTGAGAATGGTGCAGGTAAGTCAACAATACTTGATGCATTATGTTTTTCACTTTTTGGAAAACCTTTTCGTGTAATTAGTAAATCACAATTAGTTAATTCTATTAATGATAGAGAGACAGTTGTTGAAGTTGAATTTAGTATAGGAACGAAAGAATGGAAAATTATTCGTGGTATTAGACCTAATATTTTTGAAATATATTGTGATAGTATATTAGTAAATCAAGATGCCAACTCTAGAGACTATCAAAAGTTTTTAGAACAAAATGTATTAAGATTAAATTATAGATCATTTACACAAGTGGTTATTTTAGGATCATCTACATTTGTTCCTTTCATGCAACTCAAGGCATCTCATCGTAGAGAAGTTGTTGAGGAAATACTTGATATAAAAATATTTTCTATTATGGGTATGTTATTAAAACAAAAAATAAAAGATCTTACTGATGAAATAAAAGAACTAGATTATCAGTTTGAACTTGCAGTTGAAAAAATTTCAATGCAACAAAATTACATAGATGATATGAAAGCAAATAAAGAACAAATCATATTAGAAAAACAAATGACATATAAAAATAATAAAAGTGTGTTGGATGAGAGAACTGAAGAGTTTGATTTTATAGGTGAAGAAAATATTGACTTGATGAAACAAACAGATGATCATGACACAATAAAAGGTAAACTACAAAAGTTTAATAATCTTAGAGCAACATTAATAGAAAAACATAAACAATTAACAAAAGATGCAGAGTTTTTTAAGAATAATGAAAACTGTCCTACATGTTTACAAGATATTGAATCATCTCATAAACAATCTATGTTACATGATAAAGAAGATAAGATAAAAAATATAGTTGATGGTGCAACTAAACTTAAAGATGAACTAAAAGATGTCGAAGTAAGACTAGATGAAATAAATGATATTCTAACAAAAGTTCGTGAGAATGAAGTTAGAAGAGCAGAGTTGTCATCATCAATAACAGAATTAGAAAAGTATAATCAAAAACTAGATGATGAGATTTCATCTTTTGAGTCAGGTTCAGTATCAGAAACAGACATAGATAAATTATCAAATATGAAAAATGAATGTAAAGGTGTTGAGAATACTAGAAGCACAAAAAAAGAAGAGAGAGTTTATGTACATGCAGCCAGAGATATGTTAGATGATGCAGGTATAAAAACTAAAATTATAAAACAATACTTACCAATTATGAATCAATTGATTAATAAGTATTTGATGTCTATGGAATTTTATGTTAACTTTAATTTAGATGAGAACTTTAATGAAACTATTAGATCAAGATTTAGAGATGCATTTAATTATGCCTCATTTAGTGAAGGTGAAAAGATGCGTATAGACCTTGCACTACTTTTTACTTGGAGAGCAATTGCAAAAATGAAAAACTCTACAAATACAAACTTATTAATACTTGATGAAATATTTGATAGTTCACTTGATGGTCAAGGAACAGATGAGTTCTTACGTATTCTTAATACTTTAGATAATGAGAATGTTTTTGTAATTAGTCACAAAGGTGATCAATTAGCAGACAAATTTAGAAACAGTATTAGATTCGAAAAGATTCAAAACTTTTCAAGGATAGCATCATGACACAAAATAAATTAAAAAGAATAAAATTATACATTTTGTTATATTGGAATACTTTTTTAAGTCATTTTCAACGTAGAGAAAAAACTGATGTATTTATTTACGAGGATAAAAGTGAAGTGGAACAAAACACCGATAAGAAAGATTAGTTTATCAATAACTAATTTTTGTAATGCAGGTTGTCCTCAATGCGACAGAATTAATCCAAACGGTTGTGGAACTGCTGAATGGGTACCACTTGTACAGTGGTCATTAGAAGATTTTAAAAAAGCATTTCCAAAAGAAACATTAGAAAAATTAGATGAAGTTCAATTTTGTGGAACTTGGGGTGATCCACTTATGCTCAAAGATTTATATCCCATATGTGAATATATTATTGATGAGAGTAATTGTAGAATAGAAATCACAACAAATGGTTCTATTAGGGATGAAGATTATTATTGGCAACTTGGTATATTGTGTGGCAAAAGATTAAAAATGTATTTTGATATTGATGGTGTAGATCAAGATATGCATAGTCATTATCGCAGAAAAACTAATTTAGAAAAAACATTAAAGAATATGAAAACATTATCTGAAACATGGTCAACACCAATGGCACAAACAGTTGTTTTTGAACATAATCGACCACATCTTAAAGAGATTGAAAATCTTGCAAAGGACAATGGTGCAAAATATTGGCGTCATTTTGATTCTAATAGATTTTTTGAAAGTGATAATTTTGAATTTATTGATGAGAATGGAAAGAAGCAGGTATTAAGAAAATGAGTAAGTGTATTAGTTGTGAATGGAAAAATAATGAAGTTGTTATTGTTAACCCAGACGGACAAGTGTTTCCATGTTGTTATTTAAGTAATCTTGCTTACAAGTATGATATAACTAAAGATGATAGATTATATAAAACTGAAAATGAAAACAAAAATAAACACATCATGAAAGAATATATGGAAAATAAAAATGAGTATAATATTTTTAATAAACCATTAGATCAAATATTGAAATCAAAATGGTTCGATGAAACTCTTCCTAAATCATGGGAAAATTATGATGATGCTTATTACAAATGTAAAAGAAAATGTACGATAGAAAAAGATGATTAATGTAGGCGTATCTGAAGGTTTTCATGATGCAGGTGTAACTGTATTAGATGGTCAAGAAATTAAATATGCATCTCACAGTGAAAGATATAGCAGAAAGAAAGGTGATAAATGGATTCATCCAAAACAAATGAAATTAGGTTATCACAACATTGCATATTACGAATCACCATTTTGGAAAAACACTAGAAGATTATATGCAGGTCAATCATTAGAACGGCCAAGAAGAAAATACGATTACTATTTTAAACATCATCAATCACATGCTGCGGCAGGTTATTTTACTGCACCATTTCATGATTGTAATATTATTGTTGTTGACGCAATCGGTGAATGGGATACTGTTACGATATGGGATAATATGAAAAAAATTAAATCATTTAAATATCCATATTCATTAGGATTATTATATTCAGCAATTACGCACAGACTTGGTTTGAAACCAAACGAGGATGAGTATATCACAATGGGAATGGCTGCATATGGCGAACCCAAATATGATTTAGAACATCTTTTATATAAGAACAATCATTGGGGTGTAGGAAATTTACTACCAAATGCACGTGATGAAGATTTGGCTGCATCCGTTCAAAATCTTTATGAAACAAAACTTTTAGAACTATTGAAATACACAACGAAAAATAATTTGATATTAATGGGTGGATGTGCTTTAAATTGTGTTGCAAATAGTAAGATACCAGATCATTATGATATATGGATAATGCCATCGCCAGGTGATGCAGGTTCTTCTCTTGGTGCGGCTGCATTGATCAACAAGGTAAGATTAAATTGGAAACATCCATATCTGGGTCATAATATTAGTAGAACTATAAATCCAAAAGAAGTCGTTAGACATTTATTAGAACACAAATATTGTGGTGTTGCAAATGGACGTGCTGAGTTTGGACCAAGAGCATTAGGAAATCGTTCACTAATTGCTGATCCTAGATATCCTGTAAAAGATACTATCAATCAAATTAAAAGAAGACAAAAGTTTCGTCCTTTTGCACCTATGATATTAGAGGAACACTTTGATGATTATTTTAAAGGTAGAAAGAATAGATATATGCAATTTGTATCGAAAGCATTGCATGATTATGATGCTGTGACTCATGTTGATGGTTCTGCAAGGGTACAAGTCGTAGAAAAGAGAAACCCGTCTGTATGTCGTGCTATTCTAGAAGAATGGTATGAAAAAACAGGATGTCCTATGTTATTAAACACATCTTTGAATATTAAAGGTCAACCTATTGTTAATACAATAGAAGATGCACAAGAATTTGAAAGTAAGTACAAAGTAAAGGTATTTTAATGATTATAGTGGGTGGTTGTAGTTTCACAGATAAGAATATGCCAAAAAGTGCGATACCTAATCCAATGGATTTTAAAATGTGGCCAGAATTATTATCTGAAAAATTAAATACAGATGTCATTAATACTGCGAAATGTGGTAGTGGTAATGAAAGAATCTATCATTCTGTCATGAATGAAATATTTAAACATGATGAAAAAAAGATTGATCGTGTAATAATATCATGGACAGAATGGACAAGACAAGATTTTATGGTAGGTAATACATGGAAAAGTATCGTTCCAAAAATAAAAGATATGAAAGATGAACACACAAAAGCAAGATTGTATGATTATGCAAAACTAAATCAATGGTATAATGAATGTTTCAATAACGATTATCCAAACATTGAAAATGTTATTAGAAAAAATCTACATTTTTTTTATTCTATGTATGCTGTTTGCAAACAAAAAAATATTGAACTAAGAATGTTTCAAATGTTAAATTGTATTAATAATTATTATAATAATGAATTTGAATTAGAAGCATTAAAATTTAAGTCTATAAGTGAGATGTTGGATAATAATATTACTCTTGAATTAAATGGTAAAATATTTTATGGATGGCCCGGTATAAAAAGAATAGGAGGGTATACATTAATGGATGTTTTAAAACGAAAAAATCAGTTTATGCCTATTAATCACATTGATGCACATCCAAATGAAAAGTCTCAAAAATATATAATGGAACTTATTTACAATGAAATTTATTAGTGAGATAGATGAACATGTTAATGTAGAAAAATTATTTCAAAAATATAAAAGTAAAAAAATAGTTTGGTTTACATTAGAAGATAATTTAGAAGTTTTCTTAAATAAAAAAATAGATATTAATATTAAATTAGAAGATGATGAATATCTATTCATATCAAGTTGTCGTGAAATAGATTATATGCAAAGAACTGAAAAAAAGTTAATTGAAAATCTTTGGAAAAATGATATTGATTTAAATAATGTTTTTGTGGTTAATAGTAATCATTTGGGTAATACAGTCAATGTCAAATATATTTATTGGGAATATTTTGAAACTGCTATAAGATCATTACAACATAATGAGATTGATATATCAAAGAAAAAACATGAAAAAAAATTTTTGTGTTTAAATAGAATAACCAGAAAACATAGAGTAGATTTTATGAATGCTATGAAAGACAGAAACTTACTCAATCATTTTAATGCGTCAATATGGAGTGATAATTTAAAATTAAGATATGATACTGATGATCAAAATACTAATTGGTGGTTCAGTGTCAATGAAGAGTTTTCATATGAAAATAGTATGTGGATCGTAACTGAAAGTGTTTTTAATAATGATATAGATTTATCTTTTTTATCAGAAAAGACATTTAAACCAATATTATTAAAAATGCCATTTATTATAATTGGTCAACCATATAGTTTAAAAAAATTGAAATCTTTAGGATACAAAACATTTTCTCATTTATGGGATGAATCATACGATAATATATTAGATCCACAAAAAAGAATGAATAGAATAGTGGAGTTGGTAGCATATCTATCAACATTAGATTTAAAAAAATTAATTATTGACAATACAGAAATATTAGAATATAATTATAAAAATTTGATTAATAGTAGAGCAGAAAAAAATTTATTAGAAATTATGGAGAAAATATGAAAGTAGCGTTTGTTGGTTTAGGAAAACTCGGTTTTCCTTGTAGTCAAGTTTGTGTTGAAAAAGGTCATGATGTAACAGGATATGATCCTGTCATAACTAAAAATAATTTACATGATGCAATTTTTGATAGAGAGATAGTTTTTGTTGCAGTACCAACACCTCATGATCCTATGTACGGTGGAGAGCAACCAACTAGTCATTTAGATCCAAAAGATTTCGACACAACTATTGTTGAGGATGTATTAACACAATGTAATGAAATAATGAATAAAGATCAATTACTTGTATTAATATCTACTGTCATACCGACTACTAATGATGACAAATTTAAAAAACTTATTACTAATACGAACTACTGTTATAGTCCATTTTTTATAGCTCAAGGAACTGTTGGTTGGGATTTTAAAAATCCAGAAATGTATATAGTTGGTGTAGAAGATTATACAAAATATATTCCACATAAGTTAATTGATTTTTACAAAACGATTGCCGAAAATAATCCAAGAACAGAAATTTGTAATTTTAAAGAAGCAGAATCAATCAAAGTTTTTTATAATACGTATATAACTCAAAAAATTAATTTCGTAAATATGATACAAGATGTTTCAGATAAAATGGGTAATACTGATTCATCATTAATATGTCGTGTACTATCTCAATGTAATATGCGATTAATTAGTGATGCATACATGAAACCTGGGTTAGGTGATGGTGGAAGTTGTCATCCAAGAGATAATATCGCATTAAGTTTTCTTGCAAAAAAGTTAAATATGGAATATGACATGTGGAATGAAACTATGAGGATCAGAGAAAAACAAGCAGAAACACTTGCCCTCAAAATACTAAATAGAGGAAAACGTATTGCATTTACAAGTACAGGATTTAAGGAAGGTCTCGAAAATACAGACGGCAGTTATATTCTACTGATCCAACACTATATTAAGGAAAATGGGGGCGAAATCGTGGATATTGACAACTGCGACATTTTGTGCCAATCCTATCCAAACGATAAAACGCCCGAAAATACTAGGGTTTTTGATATATGGCGAAAATACGGAAAATAACCTAATTAACCCTTGACAACCCTGTGGGTGACCTGTCATTATGAATATAGATGATGAGGAAATACCACAATGACTAAAAAATCAACTATCGCAAGACTTCTCTCTGAAGAGAATATTAACGTTGTTCACAAAAAAGCAGATACTGCTTCATTTAATGTTGAAACAAGAGAGTTAGTTTTACCTATATTCAAAGAAGAAATTAGTAATGATGTTTATGACATGTTTGTTTGTCATGAAGTTGGTCATGCATTATATACACCTATGGATTTATTAGAGAGAGGTGTTCATCAAGGTATTAATCATTCTGTTATCAATGTTTTAGAGGATGCTCGTATTGAGAAAATGTTTCAAAAGAAATACCCTGGTTCAGTAAAAAATTTCAAACAAGGTTACAAAGAATTAGTAGAAGGTGACTTCTTCAAATTAAAAGATAAAGATTTATCTAAATTAAATATTATTGATAAGATTAATATCTTTTACAAAACTGGTCTTATTGGTAATGTAAATGAAGAAGAACAAAAATTTATTGACGAAGTTGATACTTTAAAAAGTGTTGAAGACGTGATATCACTTGCCGCAAGATTATCTCAGTATCACAAAGAACAACAAAAAGATCAAGATGGTGATGATCAACAAGATCAGTCAGGCGATCAAGAACAAGAAGAAACTGGTAGTCAATCTCAATCAGATCAATCAGAGTCAAGTGAAGGTCAAGAACAAGTTCAAAGTTCAGAGGGTTCAGAAGAGTCTGAAGAAAAAATTGATGAGGGTGCATCTGAGTCTGATAGTGGTGAGGAAGAGTCAAAAGATGATTCAAACAATGTAGGATCACAAGGTGCAGGTCTAGGAAATGATGGCGAGCTTAAATCATCTACTGATAAAGCATATCAAGATGCCATGAACAAAAACAATGATACTGATGCAAAAGATAGAATCTATACTCAAACACCTAAAAAATTAAACTTAAATAAATTAATCTATTCTCACAAAGAGATTGCTGACGATTTAATAGAAACATATACAAATAAACATAATGAGGCATTTGATGCTCTAATACATGAAGACTATAAAAAAGTTTTTAATGATAACAAAAAAGTTGTTCAATATATGGTCAAAGAGTTTGAAATGAAAAAGTCTGCTGATCAATACAAAAGAGCATCTACTTCCAAGACTGGTTCTCTTGATATGACTAAATTACACAACTATAAATTTGACGAAGACTTATTTGCAAAAATGACTACTTTGCCTGGAGCGACTAATCATGGTATGATCATGTATCTTGATTGGTCTGGTTCAATGGCAGATAACATGAGATTTACTTTGATACAGTTATTCAATCTAATTTGGTTTTGTCAGAGAGTAAAGATACCTTATCAAGTTCTTGCATTTACAGATCGTATTCATACAAGTTCACTCAATGAGATTCAAGACGAAGTTGTTGGTGATCATAACTTTCAATATTTACGTTTACTTGAATTCTTTTCAAGTGATCAAACAAAACAACAGACTCAAACAATGATGACTAATTTATTAGGTTTCACTAAAGAATGGGTACGTGATACTAATATATATGACCCAAATCATATATTTTCTACTTATGTTCCTAGAAAATACAATCTTGGTGGTACACCATTAAACACTGCTTTATTAACTACATACAGAGTCGTTAAAAGATTTCAAGAGAAACACAAAGTACAAAAATTAAATATGGTTATCCTAACTGATGGTGAGAGTCATCATCATGAAAGTGTATTTTCACAAAGATCAAATTTTTGGAGTAATGGTGACAAAGAACTCAGTAAACAATTAACTTATGGTGATTTTGGTAAAGACTTATATATTCAGTGTTCAGATACTAAAGTTCAAACTAAACTTGAATACTATCATACTGAGTCTTTCTTAAAATTTGTGAGACTTCAGTTACCTAATATTTCAATAACAGGTTTCTATGTATCGGGTACTGGTAAACAAGGTAGAGTACCTCTTAGAGATATTTGTAGAAAATTTGGATTAAGTGAGTATAGTGATAAAGAGAAGATTGTTGCGGTACAAAAAGAATTAAGAGAGAAGAAAGTTGCGATATCAAAAGTCGCTGGATTTGATGAGTATTACATATTACCAAGAGGTCCAAGAGAGACCGATGAAGAACAAGAATTGACATTCAAAAAGGGTGCAAGAGCGGCTGGAATGGCAAGGGAGTTCTTAAAATTTGCTCAGAAAAAGACTTTGAATAGACAATTATTGAATAAATTCATTGAAAAAGTTGCCTAAATTAGGCCTTGACAATATATCAGATTACCTGATATTATATAATTAGATGTTGAAAAAGAGAGGTATATATTATGTTAACACCTAAAAAACAAGAGTTCGTTAATGCGATGTCTAAAGAATATGGCGAAGGTGCCGTAGTCTCTAGATTTGAGATTAATGAGTTCGCATCTAAGAATGGATTTAACAATCCTTCTTGGTTAAAGAAACCACAGTACAAATGTGGTCATGGTAAGTATCAATTACCTACCGAACAATCAGAGGTTGCTCAAGTTGTGAGTAGACCCATTCAACCTGTTCAAACACCTGAACAGACTTCAATAAATTTAATTGCTAATGCATTCGAAGTTCAAAACTTAATTCCTTCAAAGTTCGAGGGTTTTGTTCCTTGGGGTCATTACAATACTATCAAACAGATTTCTAAATCTGGTATGTTCTACCCAGTATTTGTTACTGGTCTATCTGGTAACGGTAAAACTTTGATGATCGAACAGATTCATGCAGAGTTAAAAAAAGAACTAATCAGAGTTAACATCACTATTGAAACAGACGAAGACGATTTACTCGGTGGTTTCAGACTCGTTAACGGTGAGACAAAGTTTGTACCTGGGCCTGTTATCGATGCAATGGAAAGAGGTTGTACTCTTTTACTTGATGAGTGTGACTTAGGTTCAAATAAACTTATGTGTTTACAACCTGTCTTAGAAGGCAAGGGTGTTTATCTTAAAAAAGTAAACAAGTGGGTGACACCTAAACAAGGATTCAATGTGATGGCGACTGCCAACACTAAAGGTAAAGGTTCTGAAGACGGTAGATTTATCGGAACAAATGTTCTTAACGAAGCATTTCTAGAAAGATTTGCAATCACTATCGAACAACCTTATGCAGACAAAAGAGTCGAGGGAAAGATTGTCATCGGTTCTATGAACAAGTATGGCAAAGTCGATGAGAAGTTTGCAGATAACTTAGTGACTTGGGCAGAGGTTATTAGAAAAACCTTTTACGAAGGTGGAGTTGATGAGATCATCTCTACCAGAAGACTTGATCACGTTGTCAAGGCATATTCAATCTTCAAAGACAAAGTGAAAGCGATTGACCTTTGTGTTGCAAGATTTGATGATGACACCAAAGAGTCATTCTTAAATCTTTATTCAAAGATTGATGCTGGAGTGGATGTATCTGCTCCTGCCGTAGAGAATGAAGTCGAACAAGACGAAGTGGTCGATGAAGAATAAAAAAAAGTTTTGTAGGGGGTGTAGTTCAGTTTGGTTAGAACGCCTGCCTGTCACGCAGGAGGTCGAGGGTTCGAACCCCTTCGCTCCCGCCAAAAAAACTTTGGGGGTTGACTTTTGAAATTTAATTCCCATATAAATATACGGAACATGCCGAAAGGGTGTTCAATATAACTTGCTTAAAAAGGAGAAAACTATGAATGATATTACATTCTTAAACAGGCTTAGGCCTTTCACAATTGGTTTCGATGATGTCTTTAACACTTTCGAAACTTTATCAACATCAAATAATTTCAGTAGCACGTATCCACCATATGATATAGTAAAAATTGATGACTACAAATATAATGTGGAATTAGCGGTTGCTGGATTTAGCAAAAACGATATACAAGTCGATTATGCAGATAATACTCTCACAATCGAAAGTAAAAAAGAAAAAGAAACCGAAGATGAAAACTTTATCCATAAGGGTATTTCTAAACGATACTTTAAAAAATCATTTACAATTGCAGACGATGTGATCGTAAATGGCGCAGGGTTAAAAGATGGTCTTTTAACAATTGAATTAGAAAAGATATTGCCTGAGGGTAAAAAACCTAAGACTATTGAAATTAAATAGTTTTTTTAATAAAGGGGGTTGACAATAACCCCCTTTTTAGTTTATATTATTAACAAGGAGATTTATTATGGCAAAAGTATTTGATTTACAACCTGGCGGTTTAAAGGACGGCGGTCAAGCAACTTTAAACGAAGAGGAATCTAATAAACTTACAACAATTTCAGAAACAAATAAAGAACATGATGATACTAATGCAGGTTTAAAAATAGCACAAAGAAATAAGATTGCCGCTCACTTCATGCGTGTAGAAATACCTGAACCTATTGTCAATGAGATATGGGAAAATAGAGGTGTCATGTTTCAACCCGGCAATGAAGATATCAAAACAAATTTAGCAAACGTATTACACACAATTGCTAAATCATTTATCAAACATAATTATCAACATGATGCGATACCAATTATTGATTTTAATTTATACGAAAATAATACACCACTACAAGATATAACAATCACAGATGGCTCAGTATTTCAAATGAGAATGACTTTTGATGATAAGGGTGAAACAGTATTTCAGTGGGGTGATAAGTATGATGAACACCCATTAAGACCTGATACTTTTGAAAAAGTAAAAAGTGAAAGAGGTATATTACTTGTATATCCAAGTTATGTTAAAATAATTGAAGACAATGTAAAAGATTACATGGAAGTAAACGGAAAGTATATCGCACAAGATAATGAGTGAGTTTACATATAAAGATATTGTAGATAAAAAAGTATATACATACAATGAAGATAAGTATTTAAAAGAATTGCAAGATTATATTTTAGATACTTACAAACAACACTATTCAAAAAATAAGTTTCAATCAACACAATTTATTTTAGACAGTGGGCATGGTGAGGGATTTTGTATTGGTAACATTATGAAATACGCTCAAAGGTTTGGAAAAAAGAATGGTAAGAATAGAAATGACTTGCTTAAAATCTTGCATTATAGTATGATTGCACTATACAATCTTGATATGGAGTTAAATAATGAAACTGAATAGTGGAACTTTAAATGTACTAAAAAACTTCGCAACAATTAATCAGAATCTTATGATTAAAGAAGGTAGTACAATAACAACAATGTCTGCAATGAAAAACATTGTGGCAAAAGCAAGTGTCGAGGAAACCTTTCCAAAACAAATTGCTATTTACGATTTGAATGAATTCTTATCATCAACAAGTTTATTTAAACAACCTGTAATTGATTTTGAAGACAATAATTTATTAATTAAAGAGGAGAATAGTAAAGGTCAAAAATTAAAATACTTTTACTCTGATCCGTCTGTAATTACAACACCAAGTAAAATGATTACAATGCCATCAGTTGATGTTACTTTTGAACTAACAAGTGATGATTTAAATCAACTTAAAAAGGCTGCATCTGTAATACAAGCACCCGATTTAGTATTTGAAAAAAATGATAGTGGTAGTTTTCTTACTGTTAAAGATAAAAAAAATGATACTGCAAATAATTTTTCATTAGAAATAAATCAATCTTCACAAGGCGCTAAGTTTCAATTCTATTTTAAAGTAGAAAACTTGAAACTATTACCTGGTTCTTATGATGTGTCTATCTCATCTAAAAATATAAGTCATTTCAAATCTAAAACAGATAACGTAGAATATTGGATTGCACTTGAACCTGAATCAACTTATGAGGTTTAAGTATGGATACATTTCTGTGGGTTGAGAAGTATCGACCAAAAACTGTTAAAGATTGTATTTTACCTAAGAAACTAAAAGATACATTTCAAGAGTTTGTCAAAGACAAACATATTCCTAATCTAATATTATCAGGTTCTGCTGGAACTGGCAAAACAACGATTGCAAAAGCAATGGTTGAACAGATTGGTTCTACTTGGATGATGATAAACGGATCTGAAGAATCTGGTATTGATGTTCTAAGAACAAAGATAAAAAACTTTGCATCAACTGTATCTCTAGAAGGCGGTAGAAAATATATTATTCTAGATGAGGCAGATTATTTAAATCCACAATCAACACAACCTGCTCTTCGTGGTTTCATGGAAGAGTTTCACAAAAACTGTGGTTTCATTCTTACTTGTAATTACAAAAATAGATTGATTGATCCTTTACAATCAAGATGTTCTAATATTGATTTTACTATAAGGAATGGTGAGAGAGTAAAACTTGCAGATCAATTTTATAAAAGAGTTCTTGATATATTAAAAGATGAAAAGATATCATTCAATCCACCTGCCGTTGCAGAATTAATCACTGCACATTTTCCCGATTGGCGTAGAGTTTTAAATGAGTTACAAAGATATTCGGCTTCTGGTCAAATAGATGCAGGTATTTTAATTAATATTAGTAATGAAAACATAAAAGAGTTGATGTCATTTATCAAGAACAAAGAGTTTACAAATGTTCGTAAATGGATTGTAAATAATCTTGATAATGACTCTAGTAGAATAATCAGATCAATCTATGATTCATTGTATGATACTATTGATCATTCGACAATACCACATGCAGTCGTGATACTTGGTGATTATCAATATAAATCGGCATTTGTTGCTGATCAAGAGATTAATCTTTTAGCATGTATGACTGAACTTATGTCTCAGGTAAAATTTAAATGAACAAAGAATATGAATCAGTAGATAAGTTTGAAAAAACAATTGCAAATTTTTTTGGTGCTCCATATGCAGTCGCCACTGATTGTTGTACGAATGCACTAGAACTCTCTATTAGAATTACAGACTATGCAAATATAAAGATACCTAAACATACTTATGTTTCAGTGCCATATATGATAATAAAAAATGGTTGGAAATATGAATTCACTGATGAAAAATGGATTGGGTATCATCACTTAACTAATAAAGTAATTGATGCGGCTGTTTATTGGAAAAGAAATGGTTATGTGTCAGGCACTTTGATGTGTTTAAGTTTTTTTAAAAGAAAACATTTATCTACAGATAGAGGTGGTATAATTTTATTAGATGATAAAAATAAATACGATGATTTAATTAAATTAGTTTATGATGGTAGAGATAGAAGCGATACACCATACTATGAACAAAAACTTGGTATGGGTTATCATTATTATATGACATCTGATAAAGCAGAGTTAGGACTAAACAATTTTGAAAAAGTAAAAGATAAAAAACCAATAGAAAAAAATTGGGATTGGTATACACCTGTTACAGATTATATGATTTAATATGAAAACACTTTTCTTAGTACAAAGTATTACAGGTTATGGTCATATCAATAGAGTAAAAACATTTTGTGATCATATAAATGATAGTTTAATTTTAACTAAACCAGTATTTGCAAACGATACAGAATTTTTTGATAAATTTCATAATGATATGTTTGTTAAATACATTGAATATAACCCAGACATAATTGTTACTGAAGGATTTCCATTTGGTAGATATAGTTGGCATTCACATTTTAATAAAAGTTTAAATCGTCATAAAGGTATTATGGATATTTTAGATCATGCAAAGGATAAACAAATTTATTCTTTGGAAAGAGATATACCATGGATTAGACCAAGCGAAAATTGGTTTCATAGTGATATTCTTAATGAGTATTACAACGGTATAATTTTTCATACTGATGATAACTTTATAAATCCAAAAGAATTTATTCATAATCAAATCATAGATGTACCTTTAATTAGTTCATCTTATGTTACCAAACCAATTAAATATAATACACACAGAAATGGATATTTAGTATCTGGTGGTGATTGGTATCCACATGTTGAAAAATATTATAATGTTGCACTAGATGTTAAAAATAGAATAGGTGGTGATTGGACTTTCATAGTTGGTGATAAAACATCAAGTAATTTATTAAATAGACTACAAAAAGAAAATGTAAATATTGTTCCAAGACCAGATACAAATGGTTATAGAATTTTACTTGCATCACACGAATTATCAATAAATCAGTTTGGTGCAATGTCATTTATAGATATGAATGTCACACATACACCCACAATCATGATTCCAAATGAATTAACATCAAATGATGTATATGATAATAATGGTGTAATCATTGATAAAGAGGAACACTATAGAGCAAAAAGATATGAAGAGATAGGTGGTGGGAAAGTATTATTAATTGACGATGTTACAATTGATTCATTAACAGATACAATATATAAAGTGATTAATAAAAAACCAATAAGTTTTGATATGAACGGAGCGAAGTTTGTTAGAGAATTTTTCAACAGAGCAGATACAGTCCATTAGAGAATTTGGATCACACATGGATGCAGCTATAAAAGGAGAGTATCATTATCCACACACAATAGTTTTTGTGCCGGGTTTATCTTGTATGTATGAATGCACATTCTGTGGTAGAAACTATGATGCGAAGTTCATAAAAGAGGAAAAACATTATCAAGTTTATAAAGATGTAATTTATCAGAATAAAGGAAGAGCACAAATTAACATTGGGGGTGGACTTGAACCCATGACAAGTCCTTATCTAAATCAAATATGTAAAGATTTATATGATGTGGGTATGAAGTCAAGAATGATAACAAATGGTTTTATGTTGACACAAAACTATATTAAAAAAAATGAATATGTCGTAAACTTAGATTCTTTAAGAATATCCTTATATGGTATTGATGAAGAAGAATATACTGCAACGTCTAGAAATGAAAAAGGTTATAGAATCTC